GAGGTACGTCCTGTAGTTTAAGTTGACCCTTGAGCATGGCACCGACTGTATTCACGGCAAGAAGACCATTCCCCGAGGATATGTTCGTGTACCCGGAAATCTCTTGCCGCATACCGTCGATCATCTCCTTAGGGAGAGTCGGACCCATCCCTCCGAAGACTTGATTTAGGTAGTTCTCTCCCAAGACACCTTTAAGTTGTGTATAGACCGGGAAAGCATTGATACCACTGATACCTAAGGTCTTCTGCATGTTATCCAAGGTCATTTGCTTCTCCTTGGAGTAGTCCGTGTAGAAGTCCTTGAATCCTTTCTCCGTCTGATCTATCCGCTCGTCTATGGTCTTCATTACTGTCGGGTCGAGGTTAGACCCTGCTGCATGTAGTTGCATACGAGTAGCCTCAAGGAAGTTGATACCTTGGGTCATCATCTCAGGATGCTTAGCTACGAGGTCTGGGTTAGCGGACACTTCGTTGTGCCACGCTCCTAGTAGGGGGTCCGTGTGCGTAGCGAACTGGTCTAAGAGAGCACTAGACACTTTATTATCATCCGTAGCTTTATTTACGGTGTAGTTATCTTTATTCGCACTTGCATTCTTAGCGTTAGCTTCAGCTTGGTCTTGAGCAGCTTTAAGATTGGCTTGTGCTAGTCTGACTTGTGCTCCGTGAGCCATTATGTCGTTGTCAGACATACCGGGTAGAGCCGTAAGAAACCCTGCCTTATAGTTCTCCGTCATCTCGTCAGTCTTCGCTGCATTCATCGCTTCCGTCTGCTTTTGCTGAGCGTAGAGGTTTTGGTACATCAAGGAGTCGTACCCGTTCCTGTGGAAGTACTCGGCAATCTGCCCGGCTTGGTTCGGGTACTTAGCGAAGAGACTTGACTGGATATTCTGTAGGTGCATGTCTACCGTACCCGGAGGCATCGAACCTTGGTCCTGCGCCTTACCTACCTTATTGAGAGTGCCGACTGAAGCAGAGACTTCGGGTGGTAATGGAAGAACGTTATTAGCCGCGCCCATAGCCTGACTAGTCTGTACGGCAGCTTCATTAACTCCGGCATCCTTATTAGACATACCGAACATTTTGACACCAGTATCTACTGCATTTAGGACCCCCTCGAAGAGACCCCCCGAACGATCTATAGGCTCCTTGGGTCCGTGAGGAATAAAGAGTTCAGGCTTCTCTGCGTCTAGGGGTGCTGTTAGATCGGCCATTACTTAGACTCCTGTACGTTCTGTATCATTACCTTCTGTGCTTGCTCTCTCTGTATCTGTTTATTCAAAGACTGCTCCAAGTCCGGGTCTAGGTTTCTCGTAGCCTCTCTCAAGGCTTTCTGAGCTATCTCAGGGGGTAGCATAGAGACGTAGTAGTTCACTTGGTTAGTGTAGTTTTCTGCATTATCAGGTTGAGACCACGCTCTCTGACGGAACCCTTCGATGACCTGTGAAGCCTCCTTAACTGCCTTGGCTTCGTCTGATCTCCAGTCCATCATACGACTTATGTGGTCTACATTACCGGGAGTTCCTCCGAGAAGCATAACTTCAAAGGCAGTAGCCGTAGGAAGACCTGAAGCTGAAACCTCACCTTGCTTGGATACCATCTGCCCGTACTTAAGGATTAGATAAGCCTTTTGTGCGTTAGAGATGGCGCCTATATTGAGAGCCATATTCTTGATGTCATCACCAGTCACGGGTCTCTCTGTCTGTCCGCCTGACTCTTGTACTGCGTACTTCATTAGGTTATAGAGAGTCTCCCCTGACTGCTCGGCTAACTGTCCGGAGACTCCACCGAAGACTTCAGCAAAGGACTTGACACCGAACCCCGATAGACCAAAGATGTTCTTGACGATATCATCTACGTCTTTACCTGCCGTAAAGCGGTGACCGATTACAGTGTCTGCTCCAGTCATCTTATAGAGCACAGTGTCGAGTAGCCCACGATCTACGATCCCCGTGAGACTGTCAGGCGGGATGTCTACTTGCCCAGTCTTATCCTCGTACATACGCATTAGAGAGGACGTGAAGGGGAGAGCAGCAGCACCGCCGAGAACTAATTGACTAGTAATCAAACGTGCCCTCGTAGCCCTGTCAAACTGAGGGCCGAACATAGCCTCCAAGATACGAGCAGGGTAAGCCCAGAACTGCGTAGGGATTGACAGGAGACCTGACTGCCAGTGACTAGAACTTTCACGAGACATAGACAAGGAGTAATCTTCTGCACGACCTGCAACCGCAGCCTTGAACTCCGTAGAGTCAACTGCCATCTGTGGAACCTTTTCTCTGATCTCCTGCCAAGCTATCTTCTGAGCAGCCATACGTGTCATCAGCACTCCCTCATTGAAGAAGAAGCGACCTGCTTGACGGACCTTATCCAGAGCATTTCCGTAGTCGCTAAGAGCCGCCCTTGGCCCATAGGAGTTAACTAGCTGATGAGTGCTATTGATGTCAAGGAAGCCAGAGTTCTTGGAATAACGCATGAACTGTTTGAACTCGTCCTCAGACGCGAACCCGGTATCTTTCCAGATACCACGCCTGACTGCATCATTGAGGAAGTCCTCACCGGCATTCTTCATAAGGTACATACGCATAAACGGGAGCGCCAGCATGGTCGAGAAAGAGTTCTTCCCCATACTCATGACAGCCGCTGCTGTTGAAGCGTGTAGAGCAAAACTAGCAGGATTAAACAAACCAAGGTGAACGTCAAATGCCCAACCACGCATCAAGTCGAGAGGGCTCTTTGAAGCCCACCACTCAACCTGTTTCCCCGCCCACTGGCGGATGGTATTATTTGGATCAGTTCCGCCTACCCACTCAGAGAGTCTACGGGCATACTGGTCTTTTGCGAAGTCTGTGGGAGTACGCCAACCTAGCACCTGCTTAATTATGTCCTTCTGTGCTTGGATACCATTGGCTAACCTCGGATTATTCTTCCATGTCTCAGGGGAGACCTCTGCTCTCTCAAAACCCTGCCACGGAGAAATACCTTGACCGAGCTTATCGTAGTCCGTGTAAGCCTTGAAGGACTCCCACCACCTCTGCACTGCCGCTTGTTTATAGTCAGTAAAGGAACTTAACTTTGCCACATTCATCAGAGACGCATTCAGAACTTCATACGGGTCTAGGGTGGGTGCCAAATTGCCATGGTAGTCAGGCATTACTGGACCTTTTGAACCGTAGTACATACGCCCTTGCGTGCGCAGCCAAGAAGATATACCGGACTCGTCTCGGTTTGCGTAGTCCACTATGTTCGTGTTTAGCTTGTAGTACTCTTCGGGAAGCTCTCTGTCATATAGGGAGACAAAAGGCGTGTCCGGCCTTAGAGAACCAGACTGAAAGCCTTCTACGATCTTGTCTGCGGATGGATAACCAGCGTGGCCTTTAGTGATAGAGGCGATATCTCCGTAGCGTCCTTCGTTGTAAGCGAGCCGAGCTTCTTCCATAGTCCGCGCCCAAGTAACGGCCTGAGCTTTGGTCTCCATGATTACATGAGTCTTAGCTGAGTCTAGGAACTGCTGTCCAGTGTCTTTCTGAACTCCTATTACCGCTTGCTTCACGAAGTACTTACCTTGGTACTCTCGGTGGCCACCTTCGAGATAGTTCACTTGATCTCGACGGAGGTTCTCAATGTTCGCATCTTGAGGTTTAACGAAGAAATGTTTCACGGTAGTCCCGTCATCAAGTTCAATCGGTCTTTCAGTCTCGACGTGGAAGTACCCTTCGTTACCAAGTTGGGAGAACTGTTCGTCAGTCAAGGGGTTCTTAGAATTGAAGTGAAGATTGCGACCGACGACAAAGGACCTTTGGGTTGGCTTTTTTATGGGAAGCGTTCTGTCGACTACGGCGTTCTCTCGGCTTATATTTCCGATACCAGTATTAACGGAGACCGTCTCCATACCTTTAGCTGAACGTGTAACGTACTCCGAGTCATTACGGAGGATATGTTCGATATCATTTAGCTTACGATAAGACGTGAAAGCGTCCCACTCCTTGTCTGAGGGTAATCTTCCTTGTACACGTTCGTAGAGAGCGTTGAACTCATCTTGGGTCCACCACCGTGACTCGGCTTCTCCCTTGGCTAGGACCTGTCCTAGGAACCATCTCTGAGGAGAACGTAGAGAGTTGATCGTCTTCGTGTAAGGCTCGATCACGTTGCGTAGGAAGTGGTTTTGCATGTTACCGGAGAGAGCAGCCTGATCGGCTAGAGTCTTATCCCCCAAGAGACGAGCATTAAGGACCTTACGAGCTACCGCAGTCTCTGCTTGAGGGTTGAGGACGTTAGTGTAAAACCCGTGCTCAGGGAGATTACGAGTAATCTGAACCATGTACTGTCCACTAGCATCTTGGACTACGGGGTGAGTCTTAATGAACTCTCCTCGTTCTGCGGACCACTGAGGGAACCCAGTACCGATTGGAGGCTGAGGTGATGCGTTAATTGGGAAGCCGTTATCAGTCTTCCCTGTTATAGTCTGGTCTGCTCCGAGCGCTTTCTCTTGTTCTTCAATCTTAGCGTCAGTGAAGCCAAGGGAGTCAGCGAAGTTAAAAGCTTCTTCCTTGGAAGCAAACCCACCCATAGTAATGATCGGCTGGCGGACTGTGGATCCATTAGCCAACTTAAGGTTATTGAACTGTACGTCCTGTATAGGGGAGGTCTCAGGAATGTGACCTATCTTGACCCACTGGTTATTAATCATCTCACTTATGGAGGCTATATATGACTTCTCAGCATTCGCCATCTCAGTCGCAGATAACCTACCCGAACCTTCGAGACCTACCCCTGACAGTAGTTTCTCGGCAGATTGAAGGGCTTGGATTGCAGTCACAGCAACAGGTACGGGCCGTTTTGGAACGGATACATCAGGAACTTGAAGAGGTTCACCAGCGACAGGACGCCCTTCTGGTACTTCTATCTTACCTGAGTAGACATCTTCCATCCGAGCGTTCCAGTGGCTCAGGTCATCCATGTCCATGTCTTCGATGTTCAGGGCAGATGGTGATAGCCCACTCTCAACTTCATGAGCTTCTAGCCCAGCAGTCTCTTTTGCTCCACCGATACCATTTTGAATTATATCTTCGGCAGCCTTTGCCAGCGATAGGCTCGTCTCTTTACGAGCACCAAGACCAACCATATAACTCGGGAGACTCGCAAGTTTACCGATCTTAGAGTACGGTATACACCCGAGATTATCCATTCCATCCATGACGTTCTGGCCGAGGACGCTAGGGGTTTCCTGTAACCTCCCCAGCATGTCGAGGACATCACCGTGATTAGTGAAACCCATGAACGAACTATTCTTGACTATTGCAGGCACAACCTGTTCCCTGATGGCCTTCTCAAACTCAGGTATAGGCGCGGACCAAAGGGAGCCAATCTCGTTAGCTTGACGATTACCGGAGAGCAGTCCGTCATACCAACTCTTAGCTACACCATCTCCATTGAAGGACCACACGTCAGTGTCCGTAACTCCGGGTATCCGAGGAATGGCGCCCGCAGCGAAGTCAATAAGGTCTGAAGCCCACCCTTGGTTCTTAACGTCAACCTGAGCTTTCTCGATCTCCCTGCGGATAATCATTTGCTTGGTATTGATGTCTTGCTGTACGTTAATCGGTCCTCCGTGGACCATATTATCGACTAAGAGTTTAGCTTGGATATTATCTCCGTGCCCAGCAAGGGTCTGTATATTCTCTACGGCTTTCTGTTCTTGGGCATAAGCGGCACGTTGTTCTATCGTCTTATTGAGTTCTTGCGTCGCTAGGTTCGAGGCTTGCGTTGCTAGTTCCGTATTAGGTTGGATGCCACCCATAGCAGACCCTGCGAGGTCGATAGCCCTATTAACGGCCTCAGATCGTTGCTGGGAGGCGATACCATACCGTATGGCAGTATCCCCGTAGGCTTTAGCTGCATCACTGTACGAGGTTGTGGCAGCCCTCAGCGCGTCTATTGGATTAGGGGCTTTAGGGTCAGTAGTCGCCAGAGCAGCAGTCTGCGGAGCACTTGTCCCGTTAGGTGGTTTCACTAACTCTTGGGGAGGACCGTTAGCTGTGTCGGAACTTACGCCCGTAAAGGCATTAGTCTGAGATTGATCTACCCCAGTGAAAGCATTATCCATTGAAGAGATTTCCATTTGCTTGCTCGTCGAAGATCGTAGATCCTAACCTAGAGGCTGATCCGAATATAGATGCAGAAGCCGAGTCTGCTGACGCCGCATCGGAGAAGTTATTGAAGCGAGTTAGGTAATCTAAGTTACCAGTTAGAGCACTCTGGATACCGCCGATACCACCCTCAGAAGCCGAAGTATTAATAGCTCCTTGGTTAGCAGCATTCTGCGTGGCTTGCCCAGTAGCGGCTCTAGCCTGCCTGATGGTATCCATCTGCTGTCTCTGAGCCATGAGGGCTTGCCTAGCCGCTTGCTCCTTATACGCAGCTTGCATCTTCGCTTGCTGCATAAGACCTGCACCTACCGAACCGGCAGCAGAGACTCCGCTAATGGCAGTTCCTGCTGATATCCCCGTACCTAGAATACCACCAGTTGCAGCGGCTGCGCTTGTTCCTGCTGCGGCACCACCAGCAGCAACAGCAGCCGAAGCGGTGGCTGTACTCGCAGCAGCGGCAGCCCCTGAAGAGGCAGCACCTGTAGAACCAATAGCCGCAGCGCTAGCAGCAAGAGCAGAAGCAGTTCCGGGGCACATTCAACAATTCTCCAAATTGTGAATACCGGCAGAGCCGGAGGTTAAATCCTTTTCGTAGTATTCCATACCGTCCTTAATTGTGTACATCTTAAATCCGTAGAATTCTGCGAAGCGTCGTTTATGTGGTTGGTCTGGATAGATAGTCGTATAGAGTTTAGTCTCGCCAGCTTCACGAGTTACTTGGCATAACGTATCAAAGATCATTTTAAAAGACTTGAAGTCTCTGAGAGTTGGCTTACGTCGCAAATAGACGTGGACCCAGAGTTTATCCATTAGGTCAAAGAGTAGGAGTTGTACAGCGTCATCGTCGTGCATTATGTACGTATGATGGTCTAGGACGTGCTGTCTAAGGTCCTCCGAGTCATTTATGGGCTTATTACTATGCTTAGAACCCTTACGGGCGAGCATTGACGCCAAGATCGATCTCCCATCCAAGAAGATTGAAGTCACATCCGGTCGAATGTTCAAACCTTAGTTGAAGAGCTTTCCCCATTCCACGGACCTTGAACCGCCCTTGAACAAGTACGTAACCTGTGTCAAGCGTAAGATTGCTAGCATCCGGATAAGGTAACCTCTGTAGTTTATACACTTGGTAAGGACCATACCACTTATTCGACACGGCGGAGGAAGACCAATCCCATTGAGCCGTAAGATAACACGAAGAAGGAAGGTCTACGGTATAGCCATTAGTTTCATTACCTACAAAGTTTTCCTCTGTTCTCATGAAGTACGTAACTATCCACGGGGCTGTTTTCTTTACGATGGCATTAGGATCTACTTCAAAGTTAGACCAATTGCGTGTTAACTCGTAGTGAGTTTCGATATAGGAGGCGAAGTCAAAACCAACACCATTAAATGTTTTCCAGTCCATGAAGGAATTACTGTTAAAGAGACTGACGGTAAGCAACATATTACCACCACTAGGGACGATAGTAAGAAAGTTCAAGTAAGTATTACGTCGGTCATCTTTTTGAGACGGGATTACATTATTATCTAAAGTAGGGAAGACACCGCATACAAATGGTTGTGTTATACTAGTGCCTGAAAGTCCTGATCCATTCATAGTTATTTGATATGGAAAGAAGCCGTTGGTCGTCAAGTTAAAGTTGAGCATCCTGTCATAAAGAAATGGTACATTTAATTCAGGACTTTGAAAGAGCCAAGTAATGCAGTTAGTTGCAGGGTCATAAACGGCTTTTGCATTAGTAATCCCGAGCGTAGATATAGAGTTAAAGTAGAAGGTCTTTATCGTAGTCTCGGTGATGTTCAGTTTATCTACATTACCTTGTACTGGGCCAAAGATACCGGACTTCTGCGAGAGACCCTGTATCCCTACGTCAGACCACCAGTAAATATCTGAGTCGATGGATACTACGGAGAAAGGGGAGTTCATCCCGATACCAGAGATTTTAGTGATCGCTATATCAGTCGCGGAGAAAGCTCCGGCACCACCACCAATAAACCATACACCATTAGTGGCGAAAACCATGATCCCCGTACCGATAGGAGATACCTTTACTGCTTGACCCATCTCGGGTATCTGTATGACTCCACCATCTGATGCTATAAGATTATTTATCGTTTGATCTGTAGGATCATTAAGTTGAAAACATTTACCAGCATTCCACCATTCTTGCGGTGTTAGAATCTGCGAGTAGTAGACGGTAGTGCCTGCTGCATACCAGACGCGTCCAGAGAAGAATGAGATTGTCGGAGGTCTTATATTGACTATATTAGCAGTAAGACCAGACACTCCAGAATAAGCAGAGTAATCTTGGTTGAAAGCATTGAGTATGTAGTGGCCTCTAGGCGCTAGTGTATTACCTGCGGAGAAGCTAGAGATTGCCGTATCAGTCCATACGTGGCCATCACCTGTGCCACCCTCTTGAGTAATAGCTACCCACCACTGTTTATTATTAGCAGGAAATAGATTAAAGTCTCCGAGGAACTTAATGATTGGGGCATCTCCCGGAGCATCATACGTGCTTGGAGTTCCCGTGTAATCGAAATAAGAAACACTGTCGTACAGCGGGGCATTTACTCCGAAAGCCGTAGTTCCACAATTAGGTGTATTCCACCCTTGGTTCTTCAGGTTATACAAGTGCTCACTACTCTCTGAGTCTATTTCTTCGTCTGGCGCTAGACCATCATTAAGTCCCGTAAAGTCTCTGATCTGTATGTAAAGCTGTGTAGAAGACATACTTGATCCGGTATAATGAACTACAAACGGTTCAATTTGAGAACTAGAAACAAATAGGAAACCTTGGCCGGAAGTCATAGAGACAGGTGTGCCCGCTACTAGACTATCAGTAGAAAATGGTGCTGTAAATGCCGTAAGGTCTACTGTGTAAGACTCTTGATTACCCGAGATCGGATAAGAGTCCATCGAGTAAAAATAAAGTGTACCGTTAACTTGTACAACCAAGAAGTTTATGTTCTCTTGATTGACGGCGACCCACTTATACTCTTGTACAACTAACGTACTAGGGTTAACACCAGTGAGACCTACATTAGTTAAATGATGACTTGTTTCATAGTCTATTCCTAATCGTCTCGGACGATTAGCTTTTACTAAAAGAACACAGTTATTCTCATCCGTAGAAGCCTGTTGTTGTGTATTAAGAGGGGAAGCTTCTGTTATAAGACCCTTGGTGAAAGTATTGTATAGTTTTGTAGTGAACTGTTCCAAATCAAGTACCTTTTGCCTTGCGCCACGGACGTTTCCAATAAGGACCGTACCGGCTATTAGTTATATATCGTTTTAAAGCATCTGAGGCCAGCGTGCGTGTCTGAAATAAACCCCGGAGTGTCTTTGGAAGAACACCCCCTCCGCAAGCATGTATGAAGAACATAGTTCCTTTAGGTTCTATTAAATACTGCTGCCGTCTCGTAGCAAACTCCGGATTTTCATCAAATAAATGATTACTCGGCTGAGGGGGTTTTAAGTGTATCTTATTCCAGCGAGGCACTACTTACAAACCCTACTATAATTAGGCATGTCATATCCAGTACCACTATTAGCTCTCTGTCTCTGATTAGCTTTCCACAGGAACTTCTGAGACCTCTGTTGTCCTCTCTTGGACCGTTGCTCCTCTTTAGCATTAGGAGACTGTTTGAAGTTATTGAAACATACGGACTTAGCTTCCGCAAGGAGAGTCGGGAATAGGTTCTGATCTAGGTTAGGAACTGCCGTATCCTCCATAGGGAAAACTAATTCCTGCTGACCCCAAGCGAGGCAGTGCTCTGCCGTGAGAGTGGTCTCCACTATCGAGTTATAGGCGTCGAAGTAGAGGTTCTGGTCATCGAAGGAAGTCCAGTAACTCGGGGCCGTATTTGTAAAGATCGCGTAGGTAAGTGTACCTGCATTGGGGATTGGGATGGTAATGGATGTGGTATTGGGTTGCTGACCGACTTGCAAAACATTAGTGTGCCACAAGAACTCTTTGGGGGTTAAGTACTTAACATCCTGATAACATCCGGGGATAAGCGCACTAGGAGGAGGGTCTGAAGTCTGATTGAGAGATAGTGTGTCGTACTGTATGAAGTCTATGGTGTTATATCCTTCGGGAATAATCAACCACGTAGGGATGTCCGGATCAGTACCGGGAGTGAGAGCCAAGAGTGTTTGGTTCTCTGGGATTAATCTATTGGCGAATAGATCGAAGTAGGTCTCCTGAACACAAGTGGCGACCTGCCAAGACTCTTCCGTATCTGAGATCGAGTTTACATCATCCGAGTCCATCGCACTGAGGATGTTCTGAGTCATAGACAGAAGGGTGGTGGTCCCATTACTCATCGTTTTAATTCTCCGACCTCTTTCTGTAGTTCTTTGATTTCTCCTTGTAACGCCTTGATTGCTGCTGTATTCACTACAGATACTTTATCATATTGCACGCTACGAAGTTTACCAGAGCTATCGTAAGCGACTAACTTGCGATCTACTTTCTCAGTCTCGTGCGCGCCAAAGAATAGTTCAACATGCTTGTCTGGGACACCTGCAACTGGTTTATAAGTCCCGTAGAATGGATCAAGAGCTAAAACCTCCTTAAGAGCGGCCTTCGGGCTTACTGTGCCTAGCCTATTTTTGAATTCCCCCGCTGGAGTAGACGAAGATTTCCAGCATAGATATCCAGTCTGAGCCGCAGTAGAAGATGCGATACCCGGAACGTAGAATAACCCGCTAGTGTCTACCCTAAGACATTCAGTAGGAGTCGATGACTCATAACAGTAAAGAGAAACATCACCAGCAGCAGCAGTGCCCAAGCCAGCGTCTGCGGCTTTATCCGGAATAAAGCTAGGTGAGCCTATCCCAGAACTACCGGCGAATTGTCCTCCTGACGCGTTTGCACTGGAGATATTGGTGCCGAAAGTAAATTTTTCTGTACCTGTTGTAGTATACGCCAAGATGCCAGACGATACCCAGTAAAATCCAGTCTCTGTATCTCCTGCCCACGTAATACCCGGACTTGTATTAGAGCCCACTGAAAAGCCGACAGGACCAGTAAAGGTAGCTCCTGAGAGAGGTGCGTAGATAGTTACATTCGGAGGATAAGGCTGCCCTTGGCCTAATGCAGTAGTTACGAAAAGACACGAGAGCAGCACCGCTTTAGCCACGAGAGTTTTCATTTGTAGAACGCCACGTCAATAGCCGCAGAAGTCGTCGTCTGTATGAATTGGACTGCGGATAGAGACCCCGAGTATGGCCAAGGGCCTCCAATAGGCAATAGAAGCCCCACAGAGGCCGTAGGGCTCGTCCCATCATCTCTGTAGCGAACTGATGCGCCTTCTACCGTAATGACCGCCAGCGTAGCTCCTGAGGGCACTGAAGCGAAGCCTGTCGCACTTCCCAGATTAGTGATCTGTTGGCATCCAAGAGGTGTGTATGTGTAAGGAAGGCCGAAACCGCCGACGATATTCACGTCGCGAAGCGGGTTAGCCGCAGAAGAGTACGTAGCCATTTTATTTATTCCTGTTCTTCCATAAGACCCAACCAGATAGTACATAGAAAACAAGAGCCCCTGTAGAGGCTGCCGTAGATATAATCATAGGAATAGCATGAGAGAAGGAAATAGCGATACCTGTGATAGCAGCTATATTAGAACTAAGGATGCCGGGGGTGATCTTGGATGGATCAGTAATATTAAGATGATCTAGTATACGCATGGATGAAAGAGGAGAGTTATTAGCCCTCCTCTAACCTTTCTCAGGGCTTAGTACTGCCAACCTTCGAGGGTGACCGTAAAGGTTTCTGCCGAAGTAGGAGTTGGAGTACCCGTAGTCATCAAGAGGCCGTAGACAGTAGCCGCTGTAGGGACTAAGGTAATCTCCGTACCTGCAATCGGAGCAGCAGCGGACATAGCGCCGTCCGAGTATCCGATAACGGTTACTACTCCACTTTCTCCGATGGCCCCAACCGAGGAGACATCCGTAGCGAAAGCACCGTTATCACCAGCCGTAGCAACCGTAGGTGCAGCACTAAAAAGGAAGACCTTATAAGTGCCACCAGTTACGGTTGGGTTACTCTGGAATACCCGGACTCTCCGAATAGACACTGGACGCCCAGTTCCCTTACCGACTACCCAAGACATAGGGACAACAGAGCCCGCAGTCGTAGAGTTCGCCACGAGGTCACCAGCAGCGTAAGCCGTAGTGTCCGCAGGACGAGTGAAGGTGTAGGAGACCGAGAAAGGCATCCCCAAGGTCGTCTCATTACCGAGAGCATCCGTGAGAACACCTGCTACGCCACCACTGGGAGATGCGAACTGTTCGTTGTACTGAAGAAGAGCCATGTGTTTACGCGCCTACTTCAGTAGTCGAAACATCTGCCATAGTCGGGACATACTCAATGAGGATTAGCCCTGTACCTGCCGTAAAGGTCCCAGTAGCCTTGACTGCCAAGAAACCATCCCTCGTAGTCGGGATACTATCTGCTCCTACGTAGTTCGTAGAGTTATACGGCAATACACCATCCGGGGTCACCACTTCACCGGCTACGGACCAGTTGGCAGTAGCGCCAGCAGTCGCCGTATAGATGGAGTGATTCGTGATGGTCGTATTGGACCCATCGATTTCGTAGACATCGAAAGCAAGAGACGTACCACCAGCAAGGGGTGTCATTACGATACCCTTGACGTTAGTGATTGCGGAACCTGCCGGGATGTATACGTCACCAGCATTGAAGCCATCTACGATACCGTCGTTATTGATGTCCGTAGTAAAAGCGATACCACCCGTCGCCAACTTGGTCAAGTCGAAGTAGTACGAGATTTTACGGACTGGATCACCGCCACTATTGTAAGCTCGTGAACGGTTAATGAAGTTAGCAGGAATGGTCTGATACTGAGGGAACTTAACGAGAAGCCCGTCAGCGTTGTACCACTGGCCTGCGCCAGAAGGATTAGCCATTTGTTATTCTCCTTTCTTACTGCACAACCGAGGACGGATTGGACAGACCGACCACAAAGTTTTCCGGTCGGAAGATTTTTAGACCATAGCGAGAAGTAGTAACGTACTCTTCACGTTGGAAGTCTTTATTGTAGTCCGCATCCACCTTAGGCATCTGTCGGAAGGCACCCACGAAGGGAAGGACATCCTGAGCAGCACTAAAGAAGATGTTACACAGAGCACCATTACCAGAGGCTACGCCATTGATCGTCTCCGAGGTCCCAGACTGCGAGTTACCGCACTGAGGGAGGAAGTTAGAGACGTAGACATCGAAGCCGAAGATGTTCTTCGAGAACCGAAGACCAGTACCGAGACCCGAAGCGATCACGCCTTCCCACATGGGGTTGTTCTGGACGTTGACGATGTTAGTCAGCGTATTCAACGTGAACTCAACGGAAGGATCGACGATGGCAATGAGATTCGTCTGTGGTACGTTAGCCTTCTGCAAAGCCAACTTCGCGTAAGCAAAGTCCGCTGGACCTAGAGTCTGATATGGAGTTCCCTGATTGGTGACCTGTAGAGATCCTACGAAGCGGTGAGCATATGAGTTAATGTTATTGGCATTACCGGCGATCTGGTTACCCGCTACGTTAGCGGCAGTCGGCTGCCCGAGGATAAACACGTCCTTTTCCAGACGCTCTGCAAGAGCACGGGCTTCCTTCGGAACGAACATACCGACAAGCTCGGACATATAGAAGGAGTCCTGCTTGAGTTTATTCGTGATGTACGTAGCGGACGACACGTAGTTATTGATGGTGAACGTGAAGTTACCGGTGTCGAGAGCCATGTACTGAACGGGCTGATCCTCAATGTAGTCAACCGCGTCTAGTGTACCGATGCTAGGGATGTTTAGAGTATTACCGTCGGGGAAGTCTGTGATCCACCGAACGTAGTTACGGGCCATGAGGTCCGCGTAGAGGACATCTTTAAGCTGTGCCGACCACAGGTTAGCGCGAATTAGTGCGCCAGAGTCGGCTGTATTCTGACCAGCCATTAGCTAATCTCCTTACAAGTAAAAGGCTTCACCTTTCTCCATCGCCAACTTGTGCATCTCATTCTGAACTTTAGGAGAGAGAAACCATGACTGGCCTTTCTCTGCTTTCATTTTCTGAAAGTACGCGTAAGTGTCGGGAGCAGGTTCGTGACCTGTGTTGGTTGAGCCGAGTGCTGCCGTATTTACTGTACCTTTGGTAGCACCGGCGACGAGTGGTTTAGAAGTCGAGGAGAGGTCCATCTGCTTGAAGAAAGCATTTGGTGACGCAGCGGCAACCTGCTGTAGGAACTTAGGGGAGACCCCGAGTTCTTTGGCTTTGGCGGCAACCACTTCACGAGCCTTCTCTTCGGAGCCATAGGTCTCGATGAGCTTCGCAGCCACCGCGTCTATGTTACCTTGAATACGCTCGCGCTCTCTTTCCTCTTTAGTCAACTTAGAGATACGTGCTTCCAAATCCTCATCGGTAGGAGAACTAACGGTCGGTGTGACCCTTGTTTCTTGGTTACCTGTAGGGTTGGCTTTAGTGAGGAGTTCCTCCAAGGCTTTACGCTTGGCTTCCTCTGAACGGACAGCTTCCCGAGCTTGAGCATTCTCTGTCTTGAGTTGCTCGATAAAGGTGTCCTTGTCGGCTAACCTTTTAGCTAGGATTGAAGTGTCTGCAATAGTGGTATCTAGTGTAGTAGTTTCGTCAGTTTTATCATTGTCAAATACGTCAGCCATTGTTGTCGAACTCCTTGTATCTAAAGTGTCAGTATTTTCACTAGGTCTCCGAGGACCTTTCGTTGTCCCATGTCGAAAGCTAGTTTCTTATCCCACGCAGGGCTATCGAAGCTCTCTGGACCGGGAGTTTCAATAGTGGAAAGCCTATTCTCCACCATCTGTTTAAGGCGTTCTATGACCTTGGACGAACTAAGAACCATATCCTTGAAAGCTTCCTGAGCTTCCGGACGAAGATGCGCGGTCCACTCTGTAATCATCCTAACGGGCCTTTAGGAGGGGGTTGTTGCTGTGCTCCGGGAACTTCCCCTTGATGAGCGGAGAGTTGTGTGGACCTCTGGGAGACTAGAGCAGCCCTCTGTTGGTCTTCAGGACTCTGGGGTTGTCCGGTAGAGCCGGGGACGCCTTGCTGTTGGTTAGCTTGCTGTAGGAGGGCCTGTCCGGCATTCATGAGTTTCTGTGTTTCAAGCTGTTCGGCTACCCGTATATTATCGGCTACGAGGCCGTAACGCTCAAGGTCCAAGAGTTCTTCAACCAAGTAAGCGAGCTTCTTACCGGAAATGTGAGTCTTTACGGCAGGGTCTTGTCCGATACCAGCGTTCAACTGCGTGAGGTTCTGGATGATATTAGCATTACGCATGAAGTGACGAGCACCGATAGGTCTGATCTTACCCTTGGCGGTTATATCCTCCTTCGTGATCTGCATGAACTCTACGACGCCATACTGATCGTCTTCTACACGAACTACATCGCTTGGTCCCATATTTCTACGGGCGATCTCCAGCATGGAGTTCAGTATCTTCTCTAGGAAAATCTCCTCGAAGTAACTCGTCTTATTGAGGAAGACTCGGTTGGAACCATTCTCCAGGATCTGTACCTCAAAGGCTGTCTTTTCTCCGGGAGTGCGGAAACCCATAGCCTGCTTAGGCGCTCCTGCCATCTGTTCCATCTGTTCTTGGTACATAGCAATCTGTGTGTCTGCTTGGAGGAAACCGTACTCCGGTCTCATGAACTCCACGTCACCGTCGTCCCCACAGAAGATACGCTCTCCGGGGCCGTACACGAAGTCTTCTACGAACCCTTTGACTTTAATCTGCGGATGTATGACCAAATCGAACGCATCTGCACGAGCATTCTCAAGATGGTCGATCCGGTACTGCATACCAACCAGATTGTCAAGAGGCCCCATAGCATAAAGATTATCTTGGCGCGGTCTCCAACCACAGTGAAAGATATTAGGCTTTCCAAGCCAAGAAGGGTTAGGAACATTACGGATGATATAAGCACGATCAACAATGGTGATAATTCGGTTCTTATAAAACGTGTCAGAAACTTGATCGTAGTAGTCTCCGTAGAAGTCCAAGACCTCCACATAGTCGCTTTGAAAGTACTGAATAAATGAACCAAATCCTGCCACTTGGAAGTCTTCAGTTTTGGAGAAGTCACCGTGGGATAGGCCCTGAAAGCGGTGTCTCCCCACGAGAAAGCGTTCTTGAAAGACATTCTCTAAGTACCCCATTTCAGGATGGTCAAGCATGTCAGCACGCAAAGAGCCAATAGTGGTGAGAGACCTGACAAACTTAGGTGTGTTATCGAAGTCGGCGGTAGTCGGATTAAACGTAATGTCGAGCGGACTAATACGAACACACTTAGGCCCGACATAGCCTTGTATCTTCTCTCCTGTCAGAGGGTCTTCTGTCTCTTCGTTGATGAACTGAGTAATGGCGAAGCAGTTACCGTAGTCCACCCAGTCTAGGACTAGCTTGGAGATCTCCGTGCGGAAACCAGACATACGCATCTTGTTTTCCATATATGACTCTATGGCCATACGCTTTTCTTTAGACTCGGAGTCTTCATCATCTCCCTCCCAGTCGATAGGTCTGTCATTGGGGAAGAGAGCCGCCATATAGTTAGCGTGTAGGTTATCTCGTATTTGACAGAGCTTAGGAACGTGAGTATTATTCTTCCATGGTAGGATGTTATTGGAGGTTACCGTAGTGTCTACAGCAAAGATGTACTCACGTATCTCGTCCTTCTGAGAGAGCCAGCGATTGCGGAGCATATCCCACTCTTGGAACTTCTGAGTAAGCTGCCACGCTAAGTCGTCAGGACGGATAAGCTCATTGACTGTAAGGGCTCTGTTGTCACTAGGCATTAGCGACTATCATCCATACTACAGTAATTCGCGATTAAAACACGAAACTCGTCTTCTCCGAAATCAGATAGCGCTACGTTCATATGATATGTAATCAAGCGGATATTTCCTTTTATGTAACCTAACTTCGGAATAATCCTATCTATGCTTGGCGCACGAGGATTAACCTGACCTTTTGTCCCCCAATTCGTCAAATCGAATAATTGACCCGTCAGACTACAGCGGCCACTCATATTGTCCCACAGGGAAACTAAATAATGTTCATCAATATCAAAAGGAACATTTTTAGTTTTGGCTCTATTCTTCGCCATCTGGCTTAGTTTCTTTAGTCTTTTCTTATAGTCTAAAGACCATTTGTCATAACCTTTTCCGTGCGGGCAGTTTTTACAGTATTGATTATTACGGGAGAGAGGTTCAAAAGGCGAAGCACATAATCTGCATACCCTCAATTCCACGCCACACCCCCGAAGCGAGTATTGTATATTACATTACCTTCTCTACGAACGCCTGCACGGTCTCGGCTCATGACGCCTGAAGGCGCGACAGCAATGGAGATTGAAGTGCTCAAGGCGTCCATACAGTCGTCGTGGGGTGGGTGCGAAGCCACGAGTTCATCTTCCAGTGTTTGACAGTTACCCCCTTCGTAGTGCCATATGGCCTGATTGTCGTACTTCGGTCCGAGAACCGCAGACATACGTTCTTCCTTGGAGCCTTGGTGTCTAGTAGGTTTGATTTCTTCGATGGAGATGTAGAGGCCATTAGGACGTATGTAACTCTCTTTTAGTTCCTTGACGATAGCGGACTGTGCTGCCGTTACTTCTGCTGCTAGCTTTCTAAAATCCCACTTCTGGTGAAGAGTGAGTATGTGTTCATAGTACTCGCTAATTCGTTCTGTCTTGAAGCGGTCAATGTCCAAGACATAGATGTTTTGGTTTCTGTCAATACCGATGACGATGATAGCGGTATAGTCGGCTTTTCGTTTGAGAGAGTAAGCGAAGTCAACGGATGCGAATACATTGAGTTTAGAGTCCTTAAAGTACCAGAAGCCTTCCCACTTAGTCAAGAACTTCTTGTCGTAGTACTGGAACTTGTCTCTGGAGATACCGGGGTGGTCGGGATCGTTAGGATCATTATAATACTGGGATCGGAATTGAGCCCTATCGAG